CCTCGATCGTATTTAGGGGTTTAGCTTTCCAAAATTCTTTGGATAGCGTCTTGCAGTAGTTGTTCTTTCCTTTCTTGTGAAAGTCGATACCAGAGTAATTGTTCTCGGTACAACAGCTTAGTAAGCCATTTCCCGATTACATCAGATTTTCGTAATCGCTCCCTGATCTGATCGTCTATACATTGCGTCATGTACTTCAGACCAGTACCTGATCTTAACCATTCACCTCTAACCAATGCGTCTGGGCAGTCCATCTCTATAAATTCAAACTGAGATGTAATTCGGTGCCACAATTTTAGTGGTCCTAAAGAGGCAACCTTGCGGTTGACCTCCTGCGTGTAAGCATCGCGATCCTTCACGGAGTATGGGTGTAGTTTATCCCATTGCTCTTGGATTGCAGCTAACTCCGATTCAAGATCTTCCCTACGCCATAGACTACTTTCTGGTTTCTCACATTGCTGCGAGGAATACCAGAGTTGATCTACAGTTGGCCTTTCAAGCTGGGTAAATTCTGCTGAGTCCTGGATAAGTTTCAACCAGGGACTAAACAGTGCAGCTCTAGCTCTTAAAGGCAGGCCCTCTGGATTGTCCCCTTGCCCATATGGAGGGGGAGCAGTTTTAAGCACGTAAGCGAGAAATTCGTTTTTATCGTGCAAATCCAGTGTTCGGGTCAAAGAAGAAAGTAAATGCAGTCTATTGTTTGAAGTGGGTTGTCTCCATTTTACACCCTGGTAGACGGTCCGTGGAGTAATTACTAATCCAGCGAATTCCGCTAACAAATCAGATGAGATAGTCTTATTCTCACTGACGGGCATACGGAAGATATCGAGATAACCTCGGTATTCTCTGTGGACGTCATCATCAGATATGACAACATCATCACCTAGAACTCGGAACGAATCTTCAACTCCAACTTTAAGCTCAATGGCTCGCAGAAGGCATCCGTGCGCAAGCGCAAAGGATGGAAAGGAAGGATAAATTCCTAATGGTTGTCCCTTGGTCCATCGGACTGTTTTTGGATTACTACGGGTATTAGAACCCTTTTC